CTTACAACACTCAACTCACCTGCAACTGAATAGTTAACCGGTTCATTTGACACTGCTTCATATCTACCCATTGTTTCAATTGGAATAGTATCTACAGATACCTGATATGATACATCAGAGGCATAAGCAAATGTTTTGCCGCCGACTTTGATTTTTGCGTTTGCACCCGTTATGAAACTTGGTTTTTTACCTGCCATAAATATCCTTTTGAGCTTGTGGTTGCTCATTACCTTTCATTTTTTAAGCTCATTATTGAGCTGAATTAAATATAACACAATTATAGTTAATTAAAAGCCACCAAGTATAATACTTATGTGGAAAACTTCATATATAAGATAAGATTAAGAAAAAATGGAGCAGAACACAAAGAAAAACATTATGCTTCTACTTGTCCACACTGTGGGGTATTTAAGGGCTATGTGAGAAAGTCTAGAGCTAATATTGCCTGTTTAACTTGCTCTGGTAAAAATATTGGCAAAGTTAATGCTGGAAAACCAGGACCTAATTTAGGCAAACAGTTTAGCGAAGAAGTTAAAGCAAAAATGTCCCACTCTAGACAAGGTAGAATTCCTTGGAATAAGGGCCTTAAGGGTGTGTCTGAGGAAACCAGCAAGAAGATGTCTATAAATAAGCTTGGAAAAGCAGCTTCAAATGCAGGTTCAACAATGACAAATCAGCAGAAAATTTTATTAAGCTGTATTAATCAAGGCATCAACATTGAAGACTTTGGTGGTTTTGTTACACCAACTAATAGACTTGAGCGTGCTAAATTTTATGAACAGAAATTGCACATTAAATGTTTTGAGAAACACAATTATACATGCGATAAGTGTGGTATAAGAGGTACCAGTATACATGCTCACCATATGAACTCTTGGGCCTTCTTTAAAGAAGAAAGATTTGATTTAAATAATTTAGTATGTCTATGTAAGAAATGCCACAAAGAGTTCCACCTACTGTTTGGTAATGGTAAAGCAACACCAAACACTAAAGAACAATATCTAGACTTTAAATCCGACTCTAAATAATACACTAATTACAGTTATATTGTAGAACATTCAGTGCTCGACAATATAGACAATTCTTTATAATTATGTGTGCCTCAAAATTTAATGGGGATCTAATTAGATCCCCATTAAAAACTATAACTATTTAAACTTATTAAGCTGTTTGTGATGCTCGTTGTAAAGAAATATCAGCCAAGACAAAATCGATTCCCTCTACAAGTTTAACAACAACACCAACATTGACTGTATTGCCATTAATCTTAACAGTTAATTGTTTAAACCCGTTCTTTGCGTCAGAGGTACTAACAGTAATACCTTGTGCGAGGTATGTAGTAAGTATCGATTCACATGTTGATTTAATTTCTGCTGCAGTCACTGTGTTTTTTAAGCCAATATAGATATTTTCAAGTTGAGATCTAAAATCAAAAGCTAAAATATCAGCAGCATAAAGAACATGAGCACGGTTGTAAACCCAATTACCATCTTTACCATAACTAGTATTGTCCACTACAACTCTAAATCCACCAGTTTGTGGTGCTTCCCAGAAGGTAATACCAGCATTAATTGCATCATTATATTGTGTATCTGGGTCAAAATCAATAATTATGTTTTGTTCATTCGTAGAAATTGCCTGCCCAGTTTGTCTAATTCCTGACATATTAAAAAACTTAAAGGTCATAGGGTTTCCAATTGGAGAACCGCCACGAGCACCAGCAAGTAAGCAAGCTCCTGCCCAAGGTTGAAACCACTTGATAACACCAGATCCATCAATATTTTTAATATCTTGAATTGTTAGTTGTATTCTTGGATCAGCTAACACCATTGATGTGGTTTTGCAATTTGCATATGTATCTTTAAGAGATAAATAGCCTTGTCTCTCTGATTTCTTCTGGGTAGTAGCCATTAAACTCAAATGCGTTTTGACTGATTGATGAATACCAGAGATTGTATAGGTAGAACCCACATTTGTTAATTTGTCTAATATATCAGATGCCGCATCTCTTGAAAAAAGAGGAACAATTGAATTAACACGGAGTTTTTCAAACTTACTTAAAGCATTAGTAATTTCGGCAGAAGATGTGCTGCCAAGATCACCACCAAGTAAGAATCCCTCAGATAAAGCTGCAGGTAATCCTAGACTTACTGGACTAACAAGATCAACCAATGAAGATTCAGCAAACATTTGTTGGACTTCATATGCATTCATGCTAATAGCTGCACCAGTTGCTTCCGCAGATAATGCAGACACATGGTCCATCACAGAAACAGAAAGACGAGGGTCTATAGATCCAAGTGTCACTGTCCATCCAGGCAATAACGCAATATCATTAGCTAAATCTTGTACACTATTGTATCCAGATTTTAATAGATTAATAGAATTCGTTCCATCAAATAGTACAACTTTATCATCATCAACTGAAACAGTTGAACCAACTGTTGCATTAATAACAGTCATTACCACTTTGCCGCCGACTGTGGCAGTTTCAACAATTTGATCTCGCTTTTGATTGATAGTAATTGTTCTCGTAGATCCAGAACCAGTGATTTTTAAACTAATTCTATTTCCACCAACACCCCACTCTTTGGCTCTAACAATACCGTAAGAACTAGCAAGTGATAATTGAGCCCTAACAGAAGAATTTGTCTTATATACATATACTGCTTGTGCGCCACTAGGAATTGCACCATCAGAACCTGGAGCAAATAAGAAATTACAGGCATCTACTATAGGGCCACTTTTGTATTTCTCTCTAATTTTTACAATTTGATCAGGACTAAATACATTATTAGCTATATTGACTTCTGAGGCACCAGGACTACCAGCAGCAGCTTCACCAAATATTGCTACAATACCAGCTGCTCCAAGTGGAAAACCTCCACCAAGATCTATTGTAGTCCTCGAGTATGAACCGGGTTTATAAATAGTAGCCCCGTTAAAACTTACGTTAATTGCCATAACTGTCTCCTTAAATTAAACCCAATTTCATTAGGTCATTTTTTCTTAATAAACTTTTCTTCAAATCTGGATAATCTAGGCAAAATAAATCCCACTTTTTCTGGGCATCCTCCCTCATATATCCTTTTATTTCAATTATATCACTACTGCTTAGTTGAAAATCTGGTAAATAACTATAGCCATTACTTAATATAAATTCTGGTTCATAGATCCAACTTATATGTTGTGTATCCAGCCAATTAGCATACTTAACTTCCCACGAACTTTTCATATTTATCAATCCAACTGGGCCTTCGTATTTATGAACAGCTATGTAATTCTTATTTTGCCTTACAGCAGCTTTAGATAATTTAATTTTAGTTTCTTCTGTGTGATTCTTGCCTAATAAGGGGTGTTTTCCGCCATTGTTTAAATGATGGCTTGCCTTCATCTTTAATCTAGTCGCACTAGATACCACTTTATTTTTATGAACCATTGTTCCAAAGCAATCCCTACAATAAGCACTATCCCTCTTGGTTATTCTGTGATAGCCCCTATCTTTCTTACAAGAGTCGCAATAAAGCCTATACTGTCTCCTACTACTTTTAAAGTCTTCTTGAACAATAATAAAATCGTCAATATTCATCATTATAAAAGAACACCGTATTTTCCCAAGGCATCATCAAATACTTCCATTGGGGCCTCATCAGGAACTTTTCTACCTTTAAAATCAGCAAGTATGATCTCTTTGCGGTGTATGGTAGGAATGATAGTTTGTCTGAGATTATACCATTCTTCAAAAGTCACTAGTTCTGCTGACTCTTCTTTAAGAGATTCTAATTCTTGAACTTCCATATTACTCAGTTTCTCGTCTTGGGTTTTCTTTTTTGCCATAGCTTCTCCATTTACTGTTATATGTATTATTATACATCTAAGTCATCATCTCCATCTTCGTCTATAATTCTGCCAACTCTTAACCCATCATTGTTTGTTGGATCCAGTGTTAACATATCAACATCTGAGGATGCTGCCATATCACTAGCAGGTACTAATCCAATAGCTGGATCAGTATTAACTCCTTCTATGTCAAGGAACTTAGAGCTAGATATAAAATTCTCAGTTGTGCATCTAAATCTAACCCATCTAGTCCACACATTCTCCATTGCCTTACTCATGTCTTTGTTGTAATCAGAAGCGCTAAAAGTATGTAATTTTAACCCTAATCTATGGGCCATCAGTTTGTGCTTAAATAGTATATAGGCAACAATATAATATAGCCATAAGACATTATCCCCATTTTTAGAAGCATGAATACCTATATCAACCATAACAGTAAATACACCAGTATTGGTCTCTGATATGTCATCAAATGTACCGGCATAATCGCCAATTGCAGCTTTCGTTTCGTCTTCGGTTTCATTCGCTAAGTGCACACTAATACAAGGAATATTTTGCATATTGAGACTCCAGGCTTTCACCACTGGAATCTTAGTTGTAGAGAACCAAATCCATAATTCATCTAAAAACTTACCACCATAATCTTCCTTAAGCTCATCCTCGTCTAGTTGACCAAATATATCATAAAACTCAACCTTATTGGCTCTTAGTTGTTTAATGCCATAATCTAGTACTTTTTTTAAAACAATCTCCGGTATAACAAAGCCCATTATGCACCACCCTTTCTTATGTTATCAATTGCCCACAATGGCTGTAAGTTGGTGTAATGACAAGCTTGCTTAAACTGCCTTAGATCTGTTAAATCAAAGCCACTTAAAGGCCTAATGTGGTCAATATGCCAGCCCTTAATACCTTTATTTTCCCAAGTCATTCCTGGCTGGAACTTAGATTCTAA